TCAGGCGGTCAAGAGCTCTTTCTCAAAGAGCATGGCCGCCGACTTCCACCCCAGCAGCTTGCGTGGGTAGTTGTTCACCCACCTCTCTGCCGCCCTCACCTCCTCCGGCTTTACGGTGTCAAAGCTAGTGCCCTTGGGGAAAAACCGTCTAATCAGCCGGTTCATGTTCTCGTTGGACCCTCGTTCAAAGGCGCTGTATGGGTGGCAGAAAAATACAATGGTCCGCTTGCCCTTGCGCCGGTGGGCCGCCTCGATGCCCTCGAAATCTTGAAACTCACAGCCGTTGTCCACCGTGATGGATTTGAACAGCTTATAAAACAGCTTGCCAAAACGGCGCTCCAGGCTGTTGATGGCCTTGACCACGCTGGCCGCCGTGTGGTCCTCCAGGAGCATTACAATTCCCATGCGGGTCCGGCGCTCGGTGAGGACCAGCAGGGCTTTTTTGGAGCCCTTGCACCCCATGATGCTGTCCATCTCCCAATGACCAAAACTGCCCCGGCCTTTGACCTCCTGGGGGCGGTTTTCGATGCTTTTCCCGTGAGAGCTCCGGGCGGCCTGCTGTCTGCTTTTGGCGGAGTAGTGGCGGCGGCCCTTATTGTGCAGATGCTCTGGGGTGAGGTGGAGGAACACGTCCCCACGGTAGATGTAATTATAGAGCGTGTTCTCACATATCACGGTGTCATAGACCTCACCGTTGTTGCGGATTTCCGCAAGGGCGGCTCCGGGGGCAAAGCCTTGGACCATGACCAGCTCCTCCAGCCGTTGGACCAGGGCGTGGTCTTTGCCAATCTTGAGGTCCCGGCCTTTTTCTTTGAGAAAATCCCGGTATTTTCGCTCTGCCACTTCCGGGCAGTAGACCTCAATAAACTCATATTCGGAGGTTTGCTGGATGCAGAGGCCCCGGTTGATTTCATAGTAGATGGACCGCTCACACTTGCCCAGAGCGCTGGCAATGGCGGTTTTGGTAAAACCTTTTTTGAGCATCCGCTCCAGGGTCAAGCGTTGGTCCCAGGTGAAATGCTTGGCGTCTTTATGGTTCATGTTGCACCTCCAGAAATAAGAAAAGCGGGGCGTTTCCGCCCCGCTCCGATCTGCCGTTTATGCCGCCGTGTACTGCTCCAGCAGCTTGACCGTTTCCTCATCCGTCAAGATGTCCCCCAGCTTGCAGTCAAGGGCAAGACAGAGTTTCAAGAGCGTGGCCAGCTTGGCCCCGTTGAGGTCCTTGACCCCCTGCTCATAGCATTGGAGCGTCCGTACATTTAGGCCGGTAGCGCTGGCCAGTTGGGATTGAGAGAGCCCGGCGTTCAGACGGGCATTTTGCAGTTTGCTGTTTTTCTTGGTGTCCATCATGCTCACCTCCGTTGTGCCCTCATTATACTACTTTAGTTGTATAGTGTCAAGAAAAAATTTGAGGCCCGGAACAATCCGGGCCCCTGTTTATTCATCGGCCTTGTGTTGCCTCAGCCGGTCCGCCAGCTCCGCAAGGATGGCCACATCCCGCTCATCCAGGCCGGTCACGTTCACTGTATGCAGGGGCTCAACGCCCAGCAGGTAGTCCGTGGAAACGGAGAACAGCCGGGCCAGGTCTACCAGAGAGGCCGGGGACGGCGTGGAGAGCCCCTGCTCCCAGGAGTTGACGCCGTTCCTGGTTATACTTAACCGCCGGGCAAGGTCCGCTTGTGTCCAGCCCCGTGCCTGCCGGAGTTCTTTTATTCGTTCTGCTATCACCAGCATCACCTCCACAATGTAAATTATAGTGTGCCCGTTTGACTTGTCATTGTCACTTTAGGCTCCAATACTTGACACAATGGCGGTGAAACCGTACAATGGAGATGCAAAGGAGGCGGTGCCGTTGTTCACAGAGGATGAAAAGCGCTTTCTTGAGGCGCTTGAGGCCGCCCTCACAGCGGCCAAAAAGAGCCCGGTGGTGGATGTGACACGGATGGCAAACAAGGCGCTTTCCGTGCGTTCTCGACACGGTTACTTAGGTAAAATCAAGTTGCAGGGCCGGAAAACCTGGATGCAGTACATGACCAGCCTTTACAACGCAGAGGTGGCGGAAAACCTCCCGCTTGAGGAATACATCAAGCTCCTCAAGTATTGGGTGCGGGCCGCATGACAGGAGGATTTTGAGATGTTTGGCAAAAAGAAAAAGGAGCTCCCGGCGGGGGCCCGCATGATGCACTATGAGGGCTTGCGTGGATTTAACCAGGATAGCCCATGCTTTATGGAGCGGACAGAGGCCGGTCTGGTATTCCGGCAGATGAATGGCCCGGCAGCCACCTTGCCGCTGGAGAAATTGACAGGTCTGGAGCAGATGCCGGAGCGCAATTTCATGGCCCGGTATCACGGCACAGCGGCCACCACGGCCCACGGGGCGGCGGTCAAGTGGTTTGCTGTGTTTCACTATACAGCCCAGGAGGGTGAGCGGATGCTGGCCTTTTGGTACACAGAGCCCAAAACCGGCAACGCTCTCCGGGAGCTTGCGGCGCAGGTTGGAGCGTCTGCCCAGGACTACACCCTGTAAAAGAGCATAAAAAAAGAGCCGGAGAGGTGTGACCCTCTCCGGCTCTTTGCGTTACTCGGTCTTTTTCTGGTCAAGCTGGGCAATGGCCTCTTTCAATTTATCAAAGCCGAACATGGCAGCATAGGCCACGAAAAAGCCCAGGACCACAGCGGCCACCACCATATACCAGACGATGGCAACGCCCTGGGTTTCGCAGTATGCGAAAAAGGCCACCAGGGTCAAGGCCATGGCGATGAGCACCGCCAGGATATTGGTGGGCAGCTTGTCCCAGGTGAGTTTTTTGAGCACCTGCACCACAATGTTGGTGACAATCACCAGGACGCCCACAATGCTGAGGATGACGGACCAGTCAAAGATGTTTTCCATGAGTTTTTCCTCCTTTTTCTGTTACCCCACCAGAGTGAGGTCTTTGCTGTTGACGGCGGCGGTCACCACGCCGTTCTGGCCGATGACCACACGGGAGCCGTCCACCTGCATGACGGTGTAGGTGCCGGTGTAGACAAAAGAGGCCAGGGAGCCGCCGGTGTAGGTCTTGGCCCCTTTGTTGACCTTGACCTTGGAGCTCACGGTGATGGCCCCCTCCACCTGGATGTCCGCAGCATCCACCCAGCCGTAGACGGTGGAGCCGCCGCCGGTGACTTTGATGAGGTGATAGGGGTGCTTGGCGTTCTTGGCCACGGCGGTGACCTTGGCCTTGCCGGGCTTGCAGGTGGCCCCGTTGGTGGCGTTGGAGCTGACATAGTGCTTGGTGCCGGTAAAGGTCACCGTATCACCCACAGAGGCCGTCTGAGCGCTCCCAGAGGGCGTGGAGGGCTGGGTTGCGCCCCCGGTGCTCCCGCCCGTAGCGGCCCCCGTATAGTCCACATAGGGCAGCTTTCCGTGCTTGGTCCAGGTGCGGGTGTTGTAGCCCGCCTTGCTGCCGATGTTTCCCACGGCGGTGATTTGCACCTTGTTGTCCCACTTGGGGGTACACTCCACAGCCAGGCCGTCCCCGATGTAGATGCCGATGTGGCCGGACATCCAGACGGCCTCACCAATGGCCATATTGGCCCAGCCGGTAGTGCTCACCCCGGTGCATTTGGTAATCATGGTGTCAGCGCCAATGTCCGGCACGCCGTTGGAGGCGTAGGAGGCCCCGCCGTAGGTTTTGGAGGCGTCCCCGTTCCAGCCCCAGAGGATGCCTTTGATGAGGCACACACAGTCAAAGCCGAACACCGGGGGGCTCTGATTGGCGGCGGCCTTAATCATGGCCGTCCGGTCCGCTGCCTTGTTGTAGGAGTGGTTGGTGCAGTATCGGCTCACATTTGCGCCGGTCAGAGGAGCGCCAAAGCAGCCCATCACATACAGGGTCTTGCTGTTCTTGGCGATGTCAACCGCCTTTTCAACCAGTTCCTTTGCGGTCATCTTACTCATTGCAATATCTCCTTTACTTAGTCTTTCAGCACGATTTCAGCAACACGGACAGCGACATCCGCACCATACTTGTCCGCAAATTGCTTGAGAAACCGTTGGGCATATTTGGCCCGGTTTTCATTCTTGGCTTTCCAGAAATAGAAACCGCCCCAGGCCCCGGTGATTGTCAGGGAGGTCCCGGCCAGGGCCGCCAGGGCGGTCACATCAAAGCCCAGATAGTTGGTGACGATGGTGGCCACACACAGCAGCACAGAAATGGTCACATGGGTCCAGATCAGCTTTTTTGAGGTATCTATTTTCAAGGCCCTCCTTTCTGGTCTGCCCGCAAAAGTTCAACGATGCCCAGCAGGGCCAAAAGAAAGAGTTTCACGGCAGGCCTCAATAGATGGCCTTGACGCCCTGCTCCGTCAGAAAGTCCTTTTGTTCATGCTTCACTTTGCGGGCATACTCAAGAGCGGCGTGCATATCGCCGTTGCAATGAGCGTCCGGGATGCGCTGGACGGCAATGGCGGTGGCCTCGGCCAGAGCCAATGCCGCCCGGGTGTTCTGGATCAGTAACACCTCATTTTTCTCTCTGGCGGCCTCTCGCTTATCCCGGATTTCCTCCCGCTTGGCCATTTTGCGCTGGAGCATCCAGAGCCCCAGGGAGGTGATGGCCGTGGGGATGCCCAGCAAAGTGAGCAGACCGCCCAAAGAAAGTTCAATAACCATGTAGGCTTTCTCCTTTACAAAATGGAAAAGGGGCTGTTTTGCAACAGCCCCTTTTCGCTTGGTTTGGAGGACTTAGACCTCCACCTCCAGAGCCACCAGGATTTCCTCCACCTGGCTCTTGATGAGGCTGGGCACCTGCTCAATAGTCTTGAGCCCCTTGACGATGAGGGTAGCGTACACAACGGCCATACATTCCACCTCCTTTCTCAACAGGATATATAGCAATAACTCACGGAGCTTACACATGGCTATTCTCCGCAAGCAAAGCCTCCACATCATCCCGGAGCTGGGCCGGGACATCATCCAGGGTCTTGAGGCCCTTTTTAATCAGATCGGCATAGACCTTTGCCATATCTTACACACCTCCCAAAATCAGCTCATAGACTTCACAGAGCGCAAGCTGGGTGTCAGTCAGCTGGGTTTCCGCCGCCGTCACCTTTTGCCGCAGCTCCTCATTTTCCTGGGTCAGCTCCTCAATGGATTTCTGCCGGTTGTGCAGGTCCTTGAGGCTCACCTTGTTCACTTTCACGGCCATTACTGAAAAGCACCTCCAATGTTAGTGATGTAGCCGCCGGTGTTGCTGCTCCCCCGGCTCACGGTCACTTTGAAGTTGAACGCAAAGCCGTTGGTGGCGGTCTGGTTGGTGAAAATGTGGTTGTTGCCGTTCTTGATGTCGGCGGTGGCGTCCTCCCAGACCGGCTCATCATCCAGGGCGTTGTTGGTCACCAGCACCTCCAGGTCAGCATCCGCCGGGACGGAGCCCAGGATGTTGAGCACCATGACCGTGATGGTGTCATCGGCGTCCAGGGGCTCTGCCAGGGTAATGGAGGCCTCATAGACCGCCTTGGTAAAGGTCACGGTGTAGGGAGTGCCGTCCGCTTTGCCGTCATTGGCCACCACCTTGATAGTGTGCTGGCCGTTGAGGACCTTTTGCCAGTTGGCGGCGGTGACACACTGGACGGTGTTGCTCTGCTCCAGGGTGGCGGTATAGGTCCGCTTGAGCACGTCATCCAGATACTCTTTGACCGTCACGGTGTCCCCGTCTGCATCGTCCACGGAGTAGGTCAGGTCAAAGCCCTCCGTCTTGGTCCCCAAATCGGAGCCGGAGGCCGTGGAGCTGGTGATGGTGGGGAGGTTGTTGCTGTCAACCGTCCGGGTTTCGCTGGTCACATAGGAGCTGGTGGAGTTGTAGGTGTCGTAGGCCCGGACACGATAGGCCACCGTGTTCCACCCGGAGGTGATGGTGTCCGTGTAGGCCAGGCCGCTGCCCTTGTAAATCTGGGTCCAGGAGCCGCTGTCCACTTGCCGCTCCAGCTCATAGCCGCTGAGGTTGCCGTCACTGTCAGAGGCCTGGGTCCAGGAGATGGCCAGGTTGCTGCCGCCACGGACAACAGCGGGGACGGTGATGCTGCCGGGAGCGCCGGGGGCCCGGTTGTTCGTGACCGTCACGGTGCTGCTGGTTTTCCAGCCGCTCTCAAGCCCGGCGCTGTCATAGGCCTTGACCCGGTAGGCCACGCTTTCTGTGCCAAAGGCCACGGTGTTGCTGGTGCTGGTGGCGCTGCCCTGGTAGATTTGGGACCAGGAGCCGCCGTCCGTCTGGCGCTCTACAATGTAGCCCTCAAGGTTGTCCTCAGCGTCCGTGGAGGCCGCCCAGCTCACTGTTATGCTGGTGCCGCCGTTGATGCTCTGGGGGACGGAGATGCTGGCGGGCGTAGACGGGGCGGTGTTCTGAAACACAGAGCCGTCATCGCTCACATAGAGGGAGGAGGGGAGAGTGAAAGCGGGGCGGGACCCGTAGGTGTCGGTGCAGAAGTCGCTGCCGTAGACATCGCCATCGGAGAACAAGCAGACGGCGCCGTAGATGCTGTTCGTGAACGGGGAGCGGGTCCATTGGGTAATGGCGCTCCCGTTTCGGTAGGCAACCTGGAGAGTGCTGGCGATGGGCAAGGCGGAGCCCTCCACATTAAACCAGCTTTCCGATTTACCCAGCTCGGTGGCAGACAGCAGGAAAACGGCGTCAGAGCGGGTGCCTACACTCCAGCTCCCATTGCCGGGAGTATAGCGGTAGGTGGTGGTGCTCATCGCCTCCTGGATGTCGGCGTCCAGCAGCGCTTTATAGGTGCTGTTCAGCCAGGACCGCATGGAGCAGCTTGCCCAGGCGTTTACATTGGAGCTGTGCCATGCTCTTGTGTCGTAGCAGTCCTTGCGGACCACCAGGGTCCTCCCAGCTCCGTTGAGCGATTGCTCATAGTTGTGGCAGGCAACATAGAAGTCAACCAGCGTGCCGTTTTCTTTCAGCTTGATAATACTGCCGGTTGCCTTATTGCCCAGGGTGGTTGTGGCCATTAGATTTCCTCCTTTAGAATGTTCTGCACACGGTCCCGCACCTGCTGGCGCAGGGACCAGGTGTTGCCGTGAGCGGCGTGGGCGTCCCAGGCCTGCCAGCTTTGCAGGATTTTCTCACGGGACACAAGGCCCGCTGGATAGTCCTGCTCCCACCGGCGGAGCTTAGAGCGCATACGCTTGATGCTGCTGTGCCGCAGCTTGCGGATGACCTTGCCCTCCTCGGTCAGATAGGTGTGAAAGCCCAGAAAATCAATCCCGTTGCGGATGGGGAAAATCTGGGTTTTCTCATTGAGCTCCAGCCCCAGGCTGGCCATAAAGGCCCGGATTTCCTTGAGGCAAAATTGCAAGTAGGCCTTGTCCGGGTGGATGAGGAAAAAGTCATCCATGTAACGGCCATACCAGCGGATGTGGAGCTTTTCTTTGACAAAGTGGTCAAATTCATCTAGGAACAGCAGGGCAAAAAGCTGGCTGGTTTGATACCCCAGCGGCAGCCCATCCGTGCTGTCTATGTAGGTACACAGCAGGTCATAGACAATGGGCTCAAGGTCCAGCTTTTTGAGCTTTTCCTTGAGCCGGTCATGGTCTATGGAGGCGAAAAAGTGCCGCACATCTGCCTTGAGGACCCAGCCCTCCGATGTGCGGTATTTGTTCCAGTATTCCGTGAAAAATCCACGCAGCCGGTCCAGGCCGAAGTGAAGCCCTTTGCCTTTCTGGGATGCGTAGTTGTCCAGAATGAAACTGTTGGTAATCCGCTCATAGATGAGGTTATCCACCAATGCGTGCTGGACCACTTTGTCAACAAAAGCCGGGGCCTGCACAAGCCTTTTCTTCGGCTCATAGACAAAAAACACCCGGAACAGCCCCGGCCTGTAAATCTTAGTTTGCAGGATGTAGACCAGGTTGACGATGTTGGCCAGCAGGTGGACCTCATAATGTGCGGTGGCGGCCCTGGAGCGCTTGCCCCGCCTGGCCGCCAAATAGGCCTTGTAGAGCACCGCAAAGGTGCATATCTGTGAAAATTTAAGCACGGGTTTTGCACCCCTGAGAAAACATACGGGCGGCCCCCTGTCAGTCCGGCGGCGGGCCTCCCTCTCCTTGTGCGCCGTGTAGGTGCCGCAAGACAGGACCAGCAGCACCCCGCCGCCTCATAGTGCGGTGGGGTGCATCAGCGCAATGTATTTGCCTTGTGGTCAAGGCTGGATGTGACCTCCTTTGATGTGATGGATGGCGCTGCTTTTGGCTTTGGGCCTACTCGGTCGGGCCTTACCATCAGAGCGGGGCGGGACCCGTTGGTGTTGGTGCAGTTGTTGTTGTTGACATTGCCATTGGAGTTCAAGTAGATGGCGTTGTTGGTGTTGTTCGTGTTCGGGGAGGTAGGGGAAAATAAACAGGTCACACCCAAATACACGGCCTTGGTGGCCGTTGTATCTGATTTAATGAGGCCGCAGGGCCTCCGCCATTTGCAGGGCCATTTGCCCCATCTTGGCAAGCTCCTGGGCCGCTTTGGCCTCCCGGAGAGCGGCGGCACGGTTGCCGTCCGATTTTCTCCAGTTGAAAGCCTTTTGCCGGACCGGGCGCACCAGCTCCGCCCAATAATGGCATTGGTCGCCGGTGATGTATTTCTTTTTGAAACTGAGGTTGATGAGCTGGCCCATGGTTTCGCACTCAATGAGCACCCCATCCAAGTCCTTGAGCCGTTCCTCATACTCCGTTTCAAAATAGCGCCCATTGGCGGCCACGCAGCCCTTGAGGATGCGGATGGCACAGCCCTGGAGCTCGGCGCACAGGTGGAAAGCCTGGCTCTTTGGAAAATGCGGCTTTCCCACGTCCTGCACTTTCTCATAGAGGGTTTTCTCCACCATCTGGCCGTTTTCCATCACATAGGCCTTTGTGCGCCTGTATTCCGGGTCTTTCTGCTTGACCCGCTGGATGGTGTATTCCAGCAAATCAGAGGCAAGAGGGATGATGTCATAGCTTGGCATTAAAACTCAATCCTCGCATACGTTTCATTCCAGACGCCCGTGACCACCAGCCCGGTGAGGGTTTCAAAGGTCACCTCAAAGCTGTTGCCGGTCACGTTGGTGCCATATTTCAGCTCAAGGGTGGAGAGGCGGCTGTCTATGCCCGCCATGGTCACACGGATGTCTGGGTGGGAGGTTTCGTCAGTGTTGTGGTCATCCACGGTGTCCGTGATGTCCTGCCGGATGTCCGGGTGGCTGGCCGGGTCTGTGTTGTGTTCGGCAATGGCCGCCTCCAGGTCCTCTGGGCTCACCGTGTCCAGGGACGCCGTGACTGTAAACTCCAGCACGGAGCTGTCCACCACAACAATGTGCATGAGCATGGTGAGCCGCCCGTCCACGCCGGTGGAGATGGCCACCTTTTCCGTGTCCGGGGTGTTGCAGATGGCAATGAGGGTGCCGTCCTCGTCAAAGAGGCCCATCTCTCGGACAATGAAGTTGCCCACGCTGTCATCAATGATGATTTTCACATCCATCATGTTGGGCACCGTGGGGTTTTGCTCCGCAGACACGATGGGGCCACGCCACAGCTCCCGCACAAGCTCAGTCTGCTCCGTGCTGGGCACATAGTAGCTGCCTCCGCCGTCACCGGCGGCGGCCTGGGTGATTTTCAGCTTGGTCCCGGCCAAAATGCAGTTGGTAATGAGGGTGGCCCCTGCCGTGGTGATTTTAGTGCCGTATTTTCTCTCCTGGTCAGGCATTTTCGCTTTCCTCCTGTTCGTATGGATAAATCTCAAGTTTGGCGTGCCATTCAATGGGCCCGGCCCCGATGACGCCGCCGGAGCTCTCCAGCTCATTGGTGAGCATCGGCCACAAGTCCATGTGCAGGGAGCGCTCCGTGTAGGCCCCCAGCCGGACGCCGCCGGTGGATTGCAAAAGGGCCGTCATCATAATCAGGATATTGGCGGGGCGCACCGTCAGCAGCATGTCAAGGATTTCCTCCGCCATGCGGCCCGGCTCCGGCAGCACCGTGTAGTCAAGCTGGATGTCCAGGGTGTAGTCCTGGAGAGATACGGCATGACCATCCGGGCCACATAGGCCGTCCAGCCAGTTCCGCAGCCAGCGCATGGTGTAGGGCAATTCCAAATTCCACTTGGCTTTGATGCGGGCCTTGCGGGCCTCCAGGGTGTCTGTGTCTTTGGGATAGAGCCGCAGCTCTTGCTCCCACACGGCCACGCCGTTCTCATCGGCGTCCTCCAGGAATTGATTGGCCAGCACCAGGGCCATGGCATCCCAGGCCAGGGAGATTTCCGGCTCATTGGCTCCGTTGATGGTCTGAAACTCCAGCACCTCCCGGAGCACCGGGGGGAGATAGTCTAAAAGGCGTCTATCCATCGGTGACCTCCCCTCTGGCCGGGATGCTGTCCGGGCCCAGGGCCAGGTTGCTCTCCTGGCCGTTGATTTTGGTGCCGCCGATGTCCGTCACCATGTTGGAGCACTCGGAGAGGATGCGGCTTTCAATCTGCGAAATGCGGACGGTCAAAAAATCGGAGCTGGCCCAATCCTGGGACAGCTCCACAAAATAGGCGTCAATGACGGCCTCCACATAGCTTTTGACGGCCTCCCAATCCCACCCGGAGGCATAGGTCAGGTGGAGCTCAATGTCCACCTCCTCCGGCGTCACGCCGGTCACATGGACCACATGGCCAATGGGGGCCAGCCCCAGGCCCTCCCCGGCGTTCTGCTCCGGGTCAATGGCGGTCTGGATTTCCTCCAGCAGCGTGGGCGTGGGGGCTTTGTAATCGGAGGCCATGATGACCAGCTTGACCGTTCCGCCCACCGTGAGCTTTTTCTCTTTGGCCGCCGTGTAGACTGCCGTGAGCCAGGTGGCCACCGTGCCGCTCACCATGGAGATGGTGCTGGTGTACCAGGTGTCAACGGACTCATCCGGGATGAGGCTGGCCGGGGCTATATCGCCATTCCAGACAGGGTGGATTTTGAGGTCCCCCACGCCGTTCATGGCCAGCACCTTTTCCCGGTAGTCGGCTTGGTTGCCGCCAAAGGCCTGGGATTGGAAACTGTCCAGCACCCGTTGGCGGAAAGCCTCCGTTTCCTCCTCATCATCGCCGGGGATGAGGAGCTCCACCAGCTCCGCACGGGTGAGCCCTTGCACATATTCCACCGGGATGAGGGTGCCGCCGTAGGTGTTGGCGGCAGCTCCGGGGGTTTCGCATGTGACTTGGTGGCTGAGGCCGGTTTCCGTGTCATCCTCCGGGTCCATCCGGGCGGTGACCACAAAGTTGAGGTCATCGCAGGAGAAACGGGTCCCCACCGGCACCTCAATGTTAAACTCCGCCCGATAGACGGCGGGGCTGGCCGGGTAGGGGTCCATGTTTCGGTCATGGGCCCGCTTGATGAGGTATTCACGGGGAGCCGTGGCAATGTAGGTGGCCTGGAAAACAAAGTCCGCCGCAATGTAGAGCTGGGCCAGCTCCGCCATGGACGGGGCCACGCCGTTCATCACCATGGAGCCCTCACGCTTGTCCACCGGGGAGGTCACCCTGGAGAGCGCCCTGGCCAGCAGCGCCTCATAGGTCATGTTCTCAAACATTCAGATGTCAACCTCCTTTTCGGCGCTCACATCGCCATAAATTGTGTGGACAGTAAACCGGGCCGTGACCCAATTCCTGCCCGTTTCAAATTCCCAGCCGTCCAGAGAGGTGATGCGGTCATCTTGGAGTAAAGCCTCCGTGATGCGCCGCTTTATCTCGCTCATGGCATAGTCCTTGGGCTTGCCTATCAAATCGGACAGCTCGGAGCCGTAGTTGCGGGAGTAGATGGGGAAAGCGTAGCGCTCCACGTTCAAGATGAGGTAAACGGCCTGGAGCACAGCATCCCGCTCATCCGTCATGCCCCGCACTCTGTTCTGTTCAATGTCCAGCTTGTGCGTGTAGCTGGGCTGGGTTTCCACCGCAAAGGAGATGAGGTCCAGGTCATCTCCCGTGGTCGGTAAAGTCGGCATTACTCTCTCGCCTCCCATCTGCCCAGGACTATGTACTGCTGGCCGCCGTCACAGCGTAGGAGGATGACTTTCTCCCCCATCTGGAGGGCGTTGTGGACCATCCACTTTTTCTTGCCCTGGTAGCGGTGCTTGTGGGGCGCAAAAGAGGCGTCCCCGGCTCCGCCGCTGGTTTCCTCGGTTTCGTGGAAGTCCGGCAGGGTGGTCATTTCCACGGCATAGTCCCTCACGGCGTCCGTGAGGATGAGCTGGGCCTCAGTCAATATTTTCTTTTGGTCAACGGTGATTTCAAGCGGGGATGTAGATGTCACATAGCCATAGCCCCCGCTCATGGGAGCGCCAGCCCGGACGGCCTCAACGGCGACCCGCTTTACCAGCCGCACCAGTTCATTGATGTCAAGTGACAAACGTACCACCTCGCATTTTGAGCTCCATGAGGTGCTGCCCATCGTTGAATGTGTGCTTGACCTGTTCGGCCATGAGGTAGTTGGACACATTGATGTCACCCAGGCCCAGCATGACCACCAGCAGCGTGCCCGCCCTCACACGGATGTCACCAAGGACATCCTGGAGCTTGAGGGTGCGGGTCTTGGTGTTGTAGAGGTCCAGGAGAGCGTCCGCCATCGCCTTGGCGTTGGCCTTGCTGTCCAGTTTCTCATAATATTGCAGAACACCCCATTGATTGATGTGGGAGCCGTCCTGGGCAATATAGATTTCCCGCTTGCCGGTTTCCTTGTTCTCATAGGAGAGCTTGATTTTGTCATAGGTCTGGGTGGCAATGGAGCTCTTATAGTCGTAGTCACCGGCGGTGTCCTCATCCACAAGCATGTTGAGTTTCATGTTGCCCAGGCTCTTGAGGGTCAACTTTCCAACATTGTCATAGAGCACATACATCTGCCCGGTGGCCTTTAGGGTTTCGTCCAGGGCGTTTTGGATGATGTCAAACAGGGTTTGATTGTCCTCCACACGGCTGGCGATCTTGTAGCCCGTGTCCTCAAGCTCTCCCACATTGAGCTGAAAGTCCTCCGCCACCATTTTGATGACCTCAGAGGCCGTCTTGTTGGTGTAGACATAGGTATCTTTATTCTTGAGGTAATAAAGCTGGTCATACACCACGCACTTGATGACATTGGGGTTGTTGCCCTTGCGGGATTTCTCAAAGACAAAGCCATAAAAGACGGGGGTGCCGTCCACGGAAAAACGGCAGGGGTCCCCCTCTTGAAAGCTCAGGCCCGGGGTCTTTACCACCTCAAAGGTGAGCTTGCCCGGCTGGCCTTTGCGTTCCCACTCAATGGTGACACCCTCCACCGTGGGTGGGTACATGATATTGCTACCATGTTGTATCAGCAGCTCATAGCTCATGGGATGGTGAGCACCTGCCCAGGATAGATGAGGTTGGGGTTGCTGATTTTGTCCGTGTTGGCCCCGTAGATTTTGGTGTACTGGGCCCCAGCGCCATAATACTTGGCGGAGATGGCCCAGAGGGTGTCACCCTTTTTCACGGTGTAGGTCTTAGCGGAGGGGGCCGTGCTGGCATCCCGCTCCTTTTCCACGGTCACGGTCTGCTTGCCCGTGTCGGTGCTGGGCTGTTCGACCTTGGCCGTTTTCGTGCCGTAGGAGCGCCATTGCTTGAGGTTGATGTCCACGCTGACATCCAGGCCCTCCTTGGCATCCTCCGTGATGTTGTAGTCCTCCACGCTCACGGTCATGTTGGTGTCGAACAGCCGCCGTCCATCCGGGGAGCGCCGCACCAAAATAAACTGAGTGGTGCCCTTAGAGGTCTTGAGCCGTTCCAACACGCCCATGTAGTAGGACGGGGACCGGCTGCCGGTGAGCATTGAGAGCGTCACCGGCAGCACGATCTCACTCAGCCCAGGGGTGCGGAGGAAATTGATCTCACCCTCATTGAGCAGCGTGAGCGTCTTATTTTTGCCCTTGATTTTTACGGTCAGCTTGGCGGGAGTGGGCCACTCCACGCCGCCCAGATAACAGGAATAACTCATGCGTGCACCCCCTCAGCAGCGGTGACCAGCGCCTCAGTAAAGCCCTCGGTGAGCTGGCTGATAACGCCGTCCAGATCAGCACTGCCGTCAATTCTGTTGGTCATGCCGGTCATGTCAATCTTGACCTCTGCGGTGGTGAAGCGGTTGATTGCATCCCTTTCTGCGATGTCCCGCAGGTATTCAAGCTGTTCCTCTGTCACGGCCAGAGCATCAGCGGTCTTGCCGGTATTGTCGGCAGTTTCTCCCGTATAGGCGGCGATGTCACCAAGGTCAAAACCACTGCTGTCGCCCAGACCGCCCGTGTTGAACATTCCACCAATTTTGGCATCAATGCCCTTGCCAAAATCGTTACCCGCCGCCCATGCGTCCCCGTATTCAAAACGGTAGTCAATGGTGGGAGCGTTCTTGTCAAGGGTGATGGCATTTTCATTCTTGCCCCAGGCGGTTACAGAGCTTTGCAAACTCTCCAAGCCAGCCGTCCAGTTGGTGCCGAAAATGGCATCAATGATGGTGGTGACCACCTTGCCCAAGTTCAAAAACCAGCCAATGATTTGACCGATGAGATTAGCCACGGCATCACCAAAACTGTTGAAACCTCCGTTGCACACATTCAAAATCCATTCCACGATGCCAAGAAACGGGGCAACGAAGATGGCCCAGATGTACTGAATGAGGGCATTGAGCAAGCCAATCACGGTGTTGCCAATGAAAGCGCCTGCCACCGCAATGGCCCCGCAGATGAGCCCCGTGGCGGAGATGGAGGAGCCGGTGACCTTGTTGATGATGGCCACCACGCCGTAGAGCAGGCCGATGACAACGGCAATGAGCATGATTATCCAAGTGATGGGAGATGCCAGCAGAGCGGAGTTAAAGGTGAATACCGCCGCAGAGGCCGCCGCTGTGTTTCCGGTCAACACGCCAAAGCCAATGCTGAGGAGGTTGACCACAGCGTGGTATGCTGCCGTGGCAACGGCTGCAATCTGCGTCCAGTGCGCTGCTACTTGGAATACCAGAAAAGCGGCACCCAGACCCAGCAAGATGGGGCCAATCACAGAGAGATTGTTGGCAAGCCAGTTGATGGCAGTGAGTAGGGGTCGTGTCACCTTTAGGGCGATATTGCCCATTTGGGTCCACACCTGCCCCCAGGTCATGGCCATACCGTTAAACTTGGCATTGGTTTCATCTGCGATGGACAGGAGCGCATTTTTCACAACGGTTGCCGACACGGCCCCCTTTTCTGCGTAGGACTTGATGGAGCCCTCTGCAATGCCCATGTACTGCTCGATGGCTCTGGCGATGCCGGGCGCATTTTCAAGGATGGAGTTTAGCTCCTCACCTCTCAGAGCGCCTGCCGCCATTGCCTGGGTGAGCTGGAGCATGGCCGCCGCCTGCCCTTGGGCGGATGCGCCGCCAATGACAAACTGCTTGTTGACCTGCTCCATGAAAGCAATGAGTTCATCATTGGAGGTGAAAGCGGCCCCAGCGTTTGCGCCCATGCTGGCAATAGCAGATGCCGTGTCAAGGTAGGCAGCTCTGGAGCGCTGGGCAGAGGCCATGATTTTGGCCTCCAGAGCCTTAACACTACCGCCGTCATCAACTATGAAGTTGAGGCGGGCGGTGGTACTGGTCATCTGGTCAGAGAGCTCTATGAGCTTTTTGAGGCCAACACTTGCGCCGATGGTTGCCGCCAGATTTTTGGCCTTGCCCACCATGTCATCCAGTGCGTCATTGCCGCCCCGGATGCTGGCATTGAGCTGTTGTTCTGCTTGGGTGCTCTGGCGGATGTTTCGTGTGACCTGCTGCTCCTGCTGGGCCGCACGGCGGTAGTTTTCCTCCATCTCACGGACGGCAAGATTGACCTCTCCCAGGCCAGCCCTCGCTTGGTTGAGGAGGCGCACATCAACAGCATTGGCACTCGCATCCTGCATCTGCTCAAAGCTGTGCAGGGTAATATCCAGAGCCCTTGTGATGTTCTTGAGCACGCCAGTTACTTGGTCATTGAGGACCATTTGGGACCGTATTGTGGCCACAAGTCCGCCTCCTTTCGTGGGGGATAAAAATAGCGCCCCCACTTACTGTGAGGGCGCTAAAAGCGCTTAGTGCTTAAAACATGGCACGGACAAAGTTCTTGTAAACCTTGTCATCCATTTCAAGCAGGCTGTTTTTTCCGTCTTTGAAACGGACCGCAACAGTGACGGTGCTTTTGTTTTTTGCGGATAGCCCTGCCAGCAAGCCAACGGGTCCTAACAGAGCCGCACCAACGGCACCTCTTGCAATGCCGCTGGCAGCGCTTTTGCGGGTATCCTCTGTGATGACATCATAGCTGTCCACGCCAAACTTATCCAGGAGGATGTAGTTTTTGCGGTCAACATAGATTTGCACCACGCCGCCAATGCCGGTGATGGGTTTTCCCATGTAGTCACCAGCGATGACCATATTTTTTGCTCCCATGATGTAGCCCTCCTTGGTGTTGATGACACCATTTTAGGCTAAATCAGTTCACAATGTCAAGAGCTGGAGCCAAAAGTGCTATCTGCGCTTTCGGTTTGCTTTGTTCTTGAGTTCCGCCTCTTTTTTCCGCTCCGCCGCACAGCGGGCATCAATAGAGGCGATGACAAAAGCACGCTCCTTGACGGGCAGGCTCAAAAACTTGGACGGCTCCCAGCCAAACTTTTGCAGACAGAAGTGTGCATAGCTGGCCTCTGGGTCACCGTCCTCTATTAGTTTTTTGCCTCATCAACCAGCTCATTCTCAGTCTTGAAACCGTTGAGCTGGAAAACTTCCGTCACATAGTCATCAAACTCACCGCCGATGAGCAGCTTGCCCAGCAGTTCCTCCGGCTTGGCAACACCCCAGTCATTCTGGAGCTCTGCGTTGCTCAGGTCCGGGAACACCGTGCAGCGGGCGCACACCTTGGCCTGGAAAGCGTAGCTATCAAGCTGCTGGGTGTACTGGCCCTTTTTGCCGGGCACCGGCACCTGCCGGACGCAGGAGTTGCGGATGCGGGCGTATTCATCAGCGGAGATGCAGCAGATTTCCCACAACATGGGCTTGCCATCCTCCCCCTTGAAACGGGGGGAGGCGGCAAACTTGTAGTTTTCGATCTGCTCAACATTGGCGTGCATAAATGCGGACAGGTTACTCATGGATGATTTCCTCCTTTAGTTGGCCGCCCTTACATATAGGACGGGTTGGTGTGCTTTTCGGGGCGGGTGAAGCTGTCGCAGTAGCCCTCAAGGGTCTGCTCCACAAAGTCACCCTCTGCGTTGAACATGGACAGCAGCACATCACCATCCAGCACGCAGTTGTTGTAAATCTTGGTGCTCCGGCCAACGGAGGTGGCGGGGTCATCGTTGGAGGTCTGGATGTCAAAGGTAGGCATCACACCCGTCTTGATGAAGTCCTCAACCACCTGGTCAAAGATTTCCGTGCACTTATAGACCGTCATGGAGAAAGCCAGGGCAATGGTTTGGGCCTTGTGGCCGATCACGGGATTGCCCAGACGGTAGACTTCCTTGGTGTTGATGGAGGCCTTGCCCTCAAACTCCTTGGCCATCAGCATGGAGTAGCGGGTGCCGTTCAGCGTCACAAAGCACTCAGCAAAGTTGGCGCTCACGGCATCCTGGGTGTTCATAGAGATTTTGTCAGCCATGTGTCACAATCCTCCTTTACTGAATGATAACGCTCATGTAGAGCTGGGCCATGGCGTTGATGATGTTGAGGCCGTTGATGGTCAGCAGCACTGCCTTTTTCTTGTCACCCTGCTCACAGGTCACCGTGTCGGGGTCAAAGTTCTCAACAGCACGGATTTTCTCAAGCTCCTGGATGAGCTTGACCACATCGCCCCACAGGGAGGCACGGCCAGAGGCATCATTGGGCACGGTGCCCACATAGCGGGTGTTGAACAGCACCGCCGTGTCATTGGCGATCTGGTCACACACACGGATGGTCTGGTTGGACTGGAAAACCTCTCCCTTGGTGTCGGAGAGGGTCAGCAGGGTGTTGATGTCCTCCAGCACACGGGTGACCCCGTTGACATTGTGGAACATAAACTTGCCTGCCTTGAGGGCCGCCTCAAGCGCTGCCCGGGTGTATTCGGTGTCCAGAATGAGCTCACCGTCATACTTGGCGTTGGTGAGGGACTTGTTGACGGCCACGCCAGCGTGTGCGCCAGTAGCCCAGTAGACCACCGCCTGGGTGTCCACATCGGCAATGGTGGCGTGGGTGGCAGTGTTCCACACACCAATCACGCCCTCATAGTCAGCGCTGGGTTTCCAGGCCACAAGCTGGAATTTGGCACCCACCTCATCCCTCATGCGCTGGGTGTACTTGACATACAGGTTGACCACGGTGCTCTCCGTGGCCGGGCAGCACAGGGTGTTGAAAGCATAGGCCTCCAGCTTATCCAGGAAAGCCTGGTGGTCCTCGCCGGTGACTGCCGCATCATCAGCGCCGCCGGTCAGCTTGGTGCCCGCAGTGGCCTCCAGCGTGGCGCTGGTCTTGAAAACCACATAGTCATTGGCCACCAGATCAGTGGCCGCCTTGACCGTCTGGGTGTCAACACACTGGCCGTCCAGGTAGGTGCTCACATCCCATGCGCTGGTGTCATCGACATTGGAGGCGATGACAATAGAGAGGTCATTGCCACGCACACCGGGGTACTTGGCATCCGCATAGGTGCAGCTTGCCTTTTCGCCGTTGCCCAACCGCCAGCAGTAGACGGTGGTGGCGTGCTGGAAAATCTCACGCAGGGCCAGCAGCTTGGGGTGGTCATACCCATAGCCGAAGATGGCCTTGCTGTTTTTCTGAAACTCACCAGAGGTGACGGGGAAAACCTCACCCTCCGGGCCCCAGCTCAGAACAAAGGGCGCTGCCGCATAGCCTCTGTCAGACAGAGTGGCGGATGCCTTTGCCACGCTGGAGAAATTGATGTAGCTGCCGGGCAGGACCTTGTTCTGGGTCAGCCAGTTACCTCCGCCAAGAGCCATTTATCTCACCTTGCCTTTCATAAACTTTTCAATCAGCGCATCCACCTCATTCAAGGTGTAGGTCTTGCCATCCTCCAGCAGTGCGCCGATCAGGTCCCGCCGGTGGACATATCTCTGAGAGGCCACCAACTGCGCCTTGGTAAAGGCGGCGGCATTGGCCTCCGTGGTCTGGGTTTTTGCCATTGGCTTATCCCTCCTCATTGATTTTGAGAGTTTCCATGTTCTCCTGCTCCAGCGGGACACGGACGAAGTGGTCATAGCTCAAAAGCACATGCAGGACATCCTCCGCCAGCGTCCACTCACAGCCGGTGGCGTGGATGATGTCCCCCTCCGGGGTTGTGATGCTCCCCAGGACAAAGGACAGCCGGTGTGCCATACCATAGCACTCCGCATCCCCGGCCTTGGGGTAGTAAATCACATCCACCGTGGGTGTCCGCTTGTACCTCTGGCCCACCTCTTTGGCGTGACCGGCACCAGGCATGATGACATTAAAATCTCCGGGCTTGAGCCCTTGCTTGACATTCCCGCCATGCACCTGGGCGGCAGGAAAAGCGGCGTGGAGCGCAAGGCTCACGCCGTCATAGATGCTGTTGAAATTGATTTCAGCCATTGAATACCTCCCGCAGCAGGGCCTCCAGTTTCCTCTCAATCACGCCCGGCGCAAGCCTCTCAAGGTCCTGCTCGGACAGGGTGAGGAAATACTGGCCCGGCACCCAGCCGTCACCGCCCCGTGTTCGGTGGCCAAACTCAACATAGCTGGCGTATTCCACAGGGTTGATGACCTCAATGGTGTAGGCGTTGCCGGACTTTCTGACTGGCAGTGCCTCAGCGTAGGCTTTCGCATCATTGCTGCCGCCTCTGCTGGCGGCATCCGCTTGGGTTTTGGATGTCCAGCCCCGGCGCAGGGTGCCGCCCTTTTTGCCACTGGATTTTGGGTACTGCCCCACAGGTGTGCGGGGGATGACCAGCGCCAGCAGGCGGGCGGCCAACTCCTTTGACACCTCCGTGCAGAAACGGTCCATGTCCATGCTCTGGAGCGTGGCCAGACTGTCACGGAGGCGCTGGAGCTGCTTATAATCGCAGTTTCCCCAGTTCATCAGGCCCACTCCTTGAAAAGCTCCAGCGGCACCTCTTGGTGGCAGCTATACACTGCGCTCTTGCCGCTCCGTTCATAGTCACGGGTCATGCCGTTCTGGGTCACTGTGATTTTAGACCCCTCCGGGATGTCCACGGAGGGGTCAATGTAGAGCACCACGCTTTGGGCCACCTGGGCGGCCTCCTCATTGGGCTCTGTACTCACCACAGACTTGTGGGAAATGCGGCAGCGGATGTCTGCCGCCAGGATGCGCTCCTGGGGCTCCGTGCGGCCATTGGCGGGATTGAGCACCCCGTCCAGCACGGTGATGGTCGCTTTGCCCACCCAGAGGCTCTGCACGGCCTTTTTGTGGGCGGGGCTCCCCACTACCATCTCATCCTCCGAAAAGCCGCCAGCGTGCTCTCAGGCGGGCGCATGAGCCCTGCAAGCAGGGCATCAAAGCGGGCCTCAGCGCTGCTGGCTCCATCACTGGCTCCAGCAAAGGTGATGGCCACATCACCCTCCGTGATGCTCTTGGCCGGGGCGGAGAAGTCAAAGCCCTCCAGCCCGTCCAGACCACCGGCGGCTTTCTTATTATAGAGGAATTGCCCGGCCACCATATCCACATGGACATAGAAAAGGCCATCCGGCAGCACCCTTTGATTGATGTCTGCCAAAAGCTCCGCCTCACACTTGTGGATGAGGTATTCAAGGCCGGTTTTGTCAGCGTCCGTGACGGTGTAGCCCAGCATGGCCAGCCGGGCCACCACGGCCTCATACACGGTCATCATTGCCCTTAGCCTCTGGAGAGGATGCGGGCAATGGGGATGGCCTTGTGGGCAATGTAGGAGCGGTCCTCCTCGTCGCTCTCACCAGAATGGACCAGGCACCAGTTGGCACCGTTGGACAGCTCTGCATCCGTGGGGGAGAGAGTGGTCTGGCTGGTCTTTTCATAGGAAATGCCAAAGGGAGAGAACACCTTGCGCTGACGGGTGTAGAGGGTGTCCACACCGCCGTCCGTCTTGGGGTCACGGGCCATTTCATAGGGGACCTTGGCACCGATGTCCTCAAAGCTAATTGCACCCTCGCCCAGCACATAGGTGACATACTGAGTGCCGGGGACCACATAGCTGTCCGCCGCCGGGGTGCCCTCGCCAAAGTAGGGGGTGGCCTCCGCCTGGTTAATCTGGCCAGCGGTAGCGCCGGAGGCCTTGACCTGGAGCGCTCCCTCATCGGAGGCGCTGGCGGGGAAATAGCCGTCCGTGGCGGGCATACCATCATCCACCACAACGGTCTTGCCGTTCCAGGTGTAGAGGGTCAGGTCACGGGTCACGCCGTCCTTGTCGGTGTACTTGAGAGCGGTGAGCAGGTTGAGGTTTTCCAGGTTGGTTGCCACAACGGAGTGCATGAACACCAGGGAAAAACGGCGCTTGCGGTCACCGCAGGCCTGGGCGGTGGCGCTGTTCATGGTGGTGGCCTCCATGTTGCCCGCCACCTCATAGGTGTGCTTGGCCACAAACTCGGCGCTCTGGCCGCCGGTCATGGAGAAAATGCCCTTGAGAATGGCCAGGATGGTGTCCTGGTCAATGTCCTGCCAAAACTCAGCCACCTGCTGAGCCACGTTGTCCATCCAGTCAATGCCGCCGGTGATGTCAAAGGAAAAGTCCTTTTCGGTCCAGGCCTTGGCACGGCCAATGGCCACCACGCCCTGCTCAAAGGTCTTGGTGGAAGTGGCCTCAATGTCAGTCTGGCCGTCATAGTTCACGGCGTCACCGTCCAGCAGGCCCCTCATGGCGATGCGGGCATAGCCGGTGCCGCCCTGGGTGCTGAAAACGTCCCGGATGTCGGGGTTGCCCGCCAGCGCTCTGGATTTCCGCATTTCATTGAGGCGGGTGCGGGGGATGCGGTCCACCGCATACTTGAAAGCCTGGGGATTGAAAGACTTGGCATCAAACTTGGTGTTAGGCATAGTTCAATCTTCCTTTCTGCAAATTAGTTGGTGTTGGGCTTGCGTTTGCGGCCCTTTGGGGCCTCTTTGGTGCCGGTGGCATCACTGTCCTCCGGCTCATCCTCCGGGCCGTCCTGGGCCGCCTCTGTACCCGCAGGGGCCAGACGGTCCATGACTTCCCGGACAACGGCCTCCGCAAGTTCCTGGGTCAGCCGGATGGCCAGCTCTTTGGCCATGGCATCCGTCAGCTCTTTCACGGAGGAGATGTTGTCCGCAATGTACTGCACCACGGCCTCCTGGGTGCGGGGCAGGGATGCGGCGGGCTTGCCGGTCAGCTTGGCCGCCAGATTTCTCAAGGCGTCCTCAAAAGACACGGCTTTTGTGGGTGTTGTGATGTTTCGCATGATTGCACCTCTCAATCCAGCTTTGCGTCAGGATTTTCGGCCAGGTACGCCGCCAGCTCAGAGTAGGACATCTCAGAGGGCTTTTTCCCCTCTCCGGGTTTCCGCCCGTCACCGCTCTCTCCGGGTTTCCAGCCCTCATACTTGGGGGCGCTCCCAAAGAGAAAGTCCGTGGAGGCGTCCTTTTTCAGAGCCTCAACTTTGGCGGCCAGTGTGATGCTCTCATCGCCCACCTTGGCCACCACCTTGCCGTCCACAATCTTGGCGTCCTTGAGGTAGTCGGCCAGGACCGCTTTGACGGCCACGGTGTTCTTGGCTCCGGCGGCGGTGAGCTCGGCATCCACGGCAGAGGACAGCCGGACAGCGGCCAGCTCTTTCTCATAGTTGGCCCGGTCCGCTTTGGCCTGCTGCTCCAGTTCGCCAATCTTGCGGGTCAGCTCCTCATTGTCGCCAGCGGACTTTTTCAGCTCCTCAAGCTGCTTGGCGTGTCCCTTGGCGGCCTCCTCAAGCTGTCCCACCTGGGCCTCCAGCTCCTTGACACGGGTGTTTTTGGCGTTGAAGTCCGCACGGGCAACAAAGTCTTTGCCAATCGCCTGGCAGGCGGCGGCATCCATCTCCTCCGTGTAGGCATCGCCAATGATTTCCTTGAGCCACAAAAGTTTCATGTGTGTTACCTCCTGTTATCTGCTTTCCTTGTGTCCGGCCAGTCCCGGTATGGCAGCGCCCCTGGTAGTTTCCGCCGGGGCCCAGCGGTATTGGGGTATGAAAAAAGCACCGTGCTTTTCAGCACGATGCTTTCATCATCGGGTCAGTTGAGGACATCCGGGTCCGGGTCCTCCAGCTCTGTCCAGAGCTCGGTGAGCGGCGTGTCACCCTGGAGGTCCGTGAGGACCTGCTCAATGGTGGCATCCGCCGGGGGTGAAAAGGCGGCGTCCTCCAGCTCATAGACAAAGCCGCCGCCCGGCTCCTCCCAGAAAAAGCTCCCGCTGTTCTTTTCGGCGTAGGCCGTGACGGCCTCCTGGAGCTCCTTGTGTGCAAAGTATTCAACGGGCGTCATCATATCATCCCTTTCAATAGTTTCTCAAACTCCGCCAAAGCGGTGGGGAAATACTGCTGCATCAATGCGTAGCGGTCAGCGTCAAACTGAGCCGCAAACATGTGGGCAAAGGCCCCCTTTTCCAGCATCCCGGAGTATGTCCAGTAAACGGTGCGGTGGCCATAGTTGCCACGGGCCCTGTTGCGGGACAGCCCGCCGAACAGGTCAGAAACGGCGTTGTGCGTTGCATCCATGAGCTCCTGGGCCACGATTGCATAGGCGTCCGTCTTTTTTCTGGTGCCGTGCGCTTTCATGGTGGCCTTGATGTAGTTGTCGAAGTCCGCCCGCAGGGCGTTTCCGAAGTCTGCCGATTGCAGAGAGGTGAAACCGCTCCCTGGGCAAGACATAAAATCAACATAATGGCCGTGCTCATGGAAAAAGGTGGTTGCCGGGCCTCTGGGGTCGGTCATGTCGCTGGCAAAATTCATGTTGACCTTTTGCGTGCGGCTGTCAAAATGCGGCGTGCCAGAAAAAGCCCCATTTGCCACGGAGCCGGGCTGCACATAGCGGTCAAAGACGGCTTGGGCGGTCTGATTTCCGGCGGAGTAGTGCTGCTCCAGGGCGTCCGTGTAACCGCTTGGAGCCGTGGGCAAGCTCTGCATCACGCTCTGAAAATGAGTGCCTGCCGTTGTGGCCATTGTACCACCAGCGGAGGCCGTTGGCAAACCTGGGGTTGGTCCCTGCACAAAGCTCTGCCGCCATTGCTCAAAGGTGGTGTTGGCGGGGACCTTTCTGGTGGTGCCGTCTGGGTTGCGTGTCCAGCGCTCTCCCAGGCCCACCATGTCCTCAAAGTAGGGAGCCGTGCAGCACCGGCACCACGGATGAAACGGCGGAGCGGTGAGCCCCACCTGGTAGTCCGACATTTTGAACACCTTGCCGTCCAGCGCAGAGCACAGCCCGCAGGTGTCCCGGTCAAAGGAGGCCACAATCACATAGCGCTCCACGCCCAGGGAGTTGAAACAATCCTTTTGAGCGGCGCTGGAGAAATAGGCGCTCTCTGTCATCACCAGGCGGCCCGCTTTGGAGCGGGACACCTCAAACTGCTTGGAGATGGCGGAGATGGCCCGGTCAGGAGCCTCCCCCCGTATAATCATCTGGGTGAGCTGGGTGTTTACGCTGTTCACAAGGCTCTGCTTGTTGGTCCAGCAGCGGTCACGGAAAGTCTGGCCGTCCGTGGTCCATGGCCGGGAGAGCACCTTTGTGATGGTGCCCTCGTTGACGGCCTGCATGGTCCAGCCCACGCCCAGGCCCCTTTGGACCTCATAGGCCGTGTGGTAAAAGCTCCCGGCGTAGGATTGCCGGGCGGCTCGGTCTATGTAGTCAAGCTGGTTGGAGTATAGGAGCTCCGCCTGCTGCTGGAGTTGGATTTTGAGAGCGTCCAGCCGGGAGATGTGGACCCTGGCGCTGGCGTTCTCCAGCTCTTTCATCCAGGCCCCGGTGAGGGCGTTTTCCTCACCGTGCTTGATGTACTCCTCCACAGTCCAGCGAAACTCCGCCAGCTCATCACTGTTGAGCAGGCGCTTGGCGTCCGCCAGGGTGATGTCATTGTTGGCAGCAAAACGTCTGTACCAGGTGGAGAGCTGCCGCTCAATCTCTGCCTCAGCGGCTCGGAATTGGGCGTCCAGGTTCTCCACATAGGAGTAGGATTGGTCCAGCAGGGCGTCCTCCATGTTTTTCATGCGCTGGGCCCAATAGTCAGCGTTGCGCTGGAGGTTATTCCTGGGCATCGCCGTCACCGCCGTCCTGGCCGGTCACGGGGTTGCCGCCAGAGCCGCCCCCGCCGTTCTGCCGGTTGGCCATAAAGGCGGTCTGGTAGGGGTCCGCCATGGCCTCCTCCTTTTCCTCCTTGATGCGCTGGAGCTCCTGCTCCGGGTCAGACACCCAGGGGTGCATTTTCACGATGGTTTCATCGGAGAGGATGCCCACGGAGTTCTTGCAGTTATTGATGGCCTCAGTTTCGTTGATGAGGACATCCCGGTCAAAGATGACCTTGACCTCCTCACCCTCAAAGCTCCGCTGGCCGGTGTTGGCCAGGTGTTTGTTGACAAACCAAAGTAGCTCCTCCATGGAGGCTTGAAACTCCATCTCAATGCCGTTGGCATCCAGGTCAATGTCAGAGTACATGCTCTGTATATTCATCTGGTTTGGGTTTCCGCTCATGCGGTCATCTTTGGCATCATAGCCCCTGGCGTTCTCAATGATGGCGTCCTTGAGCAGAGAGAGCAGCACCTTGTAGTTTTCGGCGTTGACCTCAATCTGGAGGGTGTCCACGCCGCCCTCAGAGCCCTCAAAGGAGCGGACCTTGATGATGCCGTAGGTGGCCAGGTTGGCCCGGAGCCGCCCCAGGTCCTCCCCATCATAGTTCTTGATGACCAGGATGGTGGAGTGGATGTCCTCCTCCATCTGGTTGGCAAAGTTGGAAATGACATCGTTATAGGCATCTTGCAGGCACTTGACCCTGGAGAGCAGGGGGATTTCATGGTGGGAGCTCTTAAAGCACACCAGCGGGATGCGCTCCCAATTATAGCCGGTTTCCTCGCTGGTCTGGGGGTCCGTGGTGGTGATATACGGCCCGGAGCGCTCATAATCGTCCGGCACCAGCGTCCCGTCATCATTGCGGATAAAACAATCCACCCCGCCGCCGTGCATGACCTCCACCTTGACCACATCCTTGGTCTGTTCGGTTTCGTCATACTCCAGCACCACATAGACATGGACGGCGGCATCCAGGATGGTGTGGTCAGCATCCGCCCAAAAGGGCAGGACCTCATCCGCCGGAAAACGCTTGAAAGCCAGCTCCCCGTTTTCGTAGTAGGGATAAAGCCAGCTTTTGCCGCCTATCCAGGCCCCCTCACCAATGTTGTGCATGGTCCGGCGGAAACGGGGGCCGAACACAGAGGCCAGCGCCGCCGCATATTCCTTGTTTTCTGTGTCGAAAGAAAAGGGCTTGCCAAAGGAATAGTTGGTTTTCTGGTCCACCATCTTGGTATAGATGTTGTTGACCAGCCGGTTGTTGGGCAGGTGGTCCAGCACCTTGACCTTTCCGTCATCGTCCAGGGCAATGCGCTTGCGGTGGAGCACGTCCTGGGCCCCGTCATAGTAGGCCTCACCGTCAAGCTGCCGTTTGCGCTCTTTGGAGCCCAGCCAGGCCGTGATTTCAAGCTCCAAAAAGCGCTTGTCCGTCATGCCCCGGCGGAAATTCGTGGCCGCCCGGCCCACGCAGTCATCCCGTAAATTAAGCACCACCACCGTGCATCACCTCCTTTGCCTGATTGTCTGGGGGGGGATTGAAACCAATGGGCCGGGCCTTGCTCTTTTCCAGCGTGAGGGTCTGGCCTGGGAGCTCCACCTCAATCCGCAAGGTGCGGTATGGCAGGCGCTCCGCCCATTGTTCGATTTTGTTTAACACATATTGCTGCTCAAACATGGCACACCTCAAAAACTGAAAAGTTGCGGCCCAAAGACCTTGTGGACAAAATAGCGCACATCGTCCATGGCGTGGTCATTCTCTTTGATGGGCCGGTCCATGGGGGCCTTTTCATCCCAGCGGTAGAGCCCAAACTCCCGGATGCAGTCCGTGCAGCAGGAGCAGATGAAGATGTCCCCGCTTTGGAGCCTTGTGGCCACGTTGCGGATGCCGTCCAGCACAGAGTTGGAGGCCTTTTCCACATAAAACCGACCATGCCGCCGGATGACCTCAATGAAACTGGCCGCTGAGGGGTCCACGATGACCACCCGGATGGGCAAATCCCCGGCCAGCTTTTCCAGCCCGGTGTAGTGCTCCTCATCGGTGCGCTGGCGTCCCTCTTTGCGGCTGTCAAAGTAATACTCCCGGATGCGATACCATTTCCCGGCAGCCCGGCCCCAGAGGCCCATGCTGGTGGGGTTGATGGTGCCATAGTCCACGGAAATGTAGTAGCGGTCATAGGGCCGGGGCTCATCCGGCACCACATGAAAATCCTTGTTGAACATGGTATAAATCAGCCCCTCCGCCACCACCCAGAGGCCCCGGATAAAGCGGTCATAAAACACGCCGGAGTATAGGCTCTCATACCTGGCCTTGACGGCGGCGGAGAGGCTGAGGTTGTCATCCATGGTGAAATGGAGGTGCAGCATGTTCCGCTTGGCGGCCTCCACAATCCATGTGAGATAAAACCAATGGGACGGGCCCTCCGGGTTGCAGTTAAACCAGAGCTTGGAGCCCTCCACGCTGCACCGGGCGCAGGCCTGCTCCACGAAAGAGCGGGGCATGAGGGCCACCTCATCCAGCAGCACGCCCGCCAGGGTGATGCCCTGGATGAGGGAGGCGCTGCTTTCATCCCGCCCGCCGAACAGGTAGAAGTTATTGGAGCGCCCGGCGGCGCTCACCACAATCTTGTTTTCGGTGCGGTATTCCCGGAAAGAAAACACCCCGGCCAGCCAGGTGGGTAGGTTGGTGGTCACGTTGCGCCGCAAGCTCTCAATGGTCTTGCCGCACAAGGCAAAGTTTTGACCTTGAAAGCGGCACATGGCCCACATGATAAAGCCCACCGTCATGGCCACCGTCTTGCCGGAACGGATGGAGCCGTCACAGATGATGCCGTCATAGTCCCCAAAGCCCGGCCTATTCCACCAGGTCATCGCCAGGTTTTGCCGGGGGCTCAATCTCTGGTATTGCATCCGTGTCTATCTCCTCTCTGGTGCTCTCCTCAATCACCTCAAAGATGTTGTTTTCCTGCTCATTGGTGGAGCCGTTGTTGGCGTCAAATACCCCCAGGTGCTTGCCCAGCAGCTCCAAAGCCCTCACCTTGTCGTGGAGCTTGACCTCCGTGCCGTATTGCCCCTCTTTGATGGAGGCAACAGCCTTTTTCTTTTCCTCCGGCACCTCATCGGTGGGGGTCAGCCGGACCAGGCCGTTGTGGGTGATGGTTGCAAAATCGGTGCCGTTGGCAAAGGCGATGGCGGCCAGCTCCTCCAGCACCCGCTCCTGGGTGATTTCCAGCTTGCCCCGGAGCTTTTCCTGGCGCTTTTGGATTTCAGCGGAAACGTTATTTTTCGTTATGAGCTGCCGCCCAATGTTCGGGTCCTTATATCCGGCCCGTCTTGCGGCGGCGGTGGCATTGAGGTCCACCAGGTACTCATCCACAAACCGCTTTTGCTTGTCAGTCAGCTTTGCCACACTCACCACCCCAAAACATAGTAAAAGGCCGCCTCCCCCCGCACAGGGGGAAAGCAGCCCGAAAAAATCATAGGTGAATGGCGGCAGGGGTCTGGTTTTCACTTCCGTCACCCTGCCGCCACCCTCAAAGGAGGTAATACCATGATGAGGCATACACCCGCAATATCAGTGTAACATAAAGACGGCGGACAAAACGGACAAATTGCTTTAGTTCCGTTCCAGATAGCGTTGCACAGCTTTCCGGCACCCATCCTCAGTGTTACCCCCGCCGACACAAGCGGCCACCTGCCGCCAGGGGAGCCCGTTGACAAAGCGATAGGTGAAAATCTGCCGGAGGAGGCTGTCATCAATGCCGGAGATGTAGCGCTCCAGGCGGCTCCGCTCATAGAGGCATTGCTGGTGCTTGGCCTCTATGATGCCCCGCAAATCGGCAATCTCCGCCGCATATTCGCCCACCTTGTCCGTGACGCCGGGGGAGTGAGGCATCCCGGTGAGGACCTGGGCCCCCGGCAGGGCCTTGGCCTCAAGCTCCTGGAGGCGGCGCTTGTCCATCTCAATCTCCCGGTTTAAGTAATAAAGCTGGGACAGTTCTTTCAAGGTCATGCTTTCTTTTCCCCCGTCCACACCGGCTGGCAGTTGCCCTCACCCATCATGCACACCTTGGCGCACACCTTGCACGGGTCACCACCGGCCATGACAAAATGCAGGTCCTTGATGGCCTTGTCCACCGTGCGCCGCAGGTCTGCCAGCTCCTCCAGGTCCTCCCGTGCGTAGGAATGAGCCTCAAGGCTGGCGATGTTCGCCGCCTGGTCCTCAATCTGCCGCTCCAGGGCCTCTATTTTCTGCTGGTCCACCTCATGCTGGATGGTCAGCCGGGCGTTTTCCCGGATGAGCTCATCAATGTATGTGTTTTTGGCCATTTCCGTGTTAAAATTCCCGTTCATGTTACACTCTCCTTTACTTTCTTGATGCGGGCCTTGAGAGCCCGCATGACGGCCTCATGAGTGTCCGCCCGGTCCCGTACAGTGGCCATGACATCCTCATCCTCACAGCCCTGCACCACCAGGTAGTGGACAAAAACCTTGTCATAGGGGGAGCCCTGCCGGTATAGGCGGCAGTTCCCCTGGTCATTCAGTTCAAAACTCCAGTTGAGGCCGTACCACACCACATGGCGGCCTCCCGCCTGGAGGTTGAGCCCGTAGGCACAGGAGGCCGGATGCACCAGCAGCACATCCACCTCTCCGGCGTTCCAGGCGTCCTCATCCTCAGAGCCCTTATACACCCGGACCCGCAGCTTGTCCGCCCGGCCCCGGTTGTACTTCTCCAGGCGCTCCAGGATGCGGTCCTTGTCGTGCTGGTAGCCGTAGAACGTGAGGCAATGCTCCCCGTTTAACTGCTCCAGCAGCTCCGTGTAGGCCTCCAGCTTGCAGTCATGCACCGGGACCACCTTGCCGTCATTGCTATACACAGCCCCATTGCAGAATTGCAGCAGCTTGCCCACCAGGACCCCGGCGGGGCCCGCCGTGATGATGTCCTCATCCACCTCCAGCAGCAGGTCCCGCTCAAACTTGTCATAGGCCTTTTTGGCCTTGGGGTCCAGCATGACGGGGATTTCATGCTGAATGAAGTCCGGCAGTTGCAGGTAATCCTCCGCTTTCATGGAGATGCAGATGTCAGAGATGGCGGCCAGCACAGCGTCCTCCGCTCCATCCTTGGCCTTATAGGAGAAAATCTGGGTCCGGCTCCGCTGGTCCGGGTCAAAGTATCTCTCCCGGTAGGCGGACAGCGTGGGCCCCAGACGGGCTCCGCCGTCCAGGAGGTACACCTGGGCCCACAGGTCAATCAGCCCTTTGGAGGACGGCGTGCCGGTCAGCAGCACCACTTTCTTGATAAACCGGCGGATGCGCTTGGCCGCCTTGAAACGCTTGCTCTGGGGGTTTTTGAAACTGGTGCTTTCATCGAAAACCACCATATCAAACGGCCAGGCCTGCTGGTAGTAGTCCACCAGCCACTCAAAATTTACCCGGTTGATGACGTAGACATCCGCCGGAGTGTTGAGGGCCTTGATGCGCTTGCTGGCGCTCCCCAGGACGGTGGACACCCGGAGGTTTTTGAGATGGTCCCACTTGGCCGCCTCTTTGCTCCAGGTGGCCTCCGCCACCTTTTTGGGGGCCACCACCAGGGCCTTGGACACCTGCCAGCGAAAATACTTGAGAATATTGACCGCTGACAGAGTGATGACCGTTTTGCCCAGCCCTGGCCGGAGAAACAGCCCCACGGCGGGGTTTTCCACTTCCTGCTGGATGCAGTAGACCTGGTAGTCATGCGGGGTGTACTGCATCGGTGAAAACCTCCCTCAGAAACTCTTTCACGGCGTCCATCCCATAAAGCACCCGGACATCCGCCCCCCGTTTCTCCAGCTCACTCCTCTGCCATTTCTGCATCTTGGCCAGCCTCCCAATCTCTGTTTTCAGCTCAACATAGACGGTCTTGCCGGTGGGTGTTATGACGATGCGGTCAGGGACGCCCGGATTTCCGGGAGAAACAAACTTATAGCACAGGCCGCCGTGCTCTTTCACCTTGCGGACAAGGTAACTCTCAATACTGCTTTCCCTCAATTTCCTCAACCTCCAATCTGAGGGGGTGGAACATTTGGAACATTACGCGCGTACATATACGCATACAGGCGGTTTAGAGAGTTTTTATATTCTCTATTTCCTCTATTTTTCAATCAATAAAAATAAATGTTCCAATGTTCCACCTGGTCAAAAAAGCCAGTGTTTACAAGGGTTTAGCCCGGAACATTGCCCGGAACATTTAGCGGAACATGTGCCGGAACATTGAAACGCCGTTTTTAAGATGTTCCGGGCAATGTTCCGCCCAATGTTCCGGGGTCAAAAAGCCCTCCGGCGGAGGAAACCACGCTGCTTTCCGCAGTAGCCAAAGCGCATGGAGTTCTTGCTTTTTTCCCAATTCGGGCAAGCCTCAATGATGCTGTTGATTTCCGCCGTGTCGGAGTAGCGGATGTCCCGCTGCTTGCCGTCCAGGGCCTCACACCACACCTCCAGGGCACACACCCGGTCCCGGTCCACCAGCTTGACCTCACCCTGCACGGCTCCGCCCCAGAACATGCGGCGGCGGTCCAGCGGCCAGCTCTGCCAGTCCTCCGGGACCTGCCGGTCTAAAAAATCCAGGATGACGCCCTCCCTGGTGCTCACCTCACGGTGCTCCTCCTGCTTTTGCTTGGCGGCGTCCTCCAGCTCCCCTTTGAGGAAAAGGGGCTCCCCGGTCCTCCAGCGGACCACGGCCTCCGCCCATAGCTGGTCAACCTCCTCCGGCAAATCGGACCACACCTTTTTTGTGGCCGGGGCCACGCCCACGTCCACGGGCCAGAAACGGCGGTTGCCGGTGCGGTCTTGGAGATAGTCAGAGGTGTTGGTGGTCCCGAAGAACACGCAGCACCGGGGCAGCTCTTTGACGTGGCGGCCATAGGCGGCCCGGAAACGGTCAGCCCGCAGGGAGAGAAACTGCTTGATGCGGGCAATGTCCGTGCGCCGGAAAGCATCCAGCTCCGCAATTTCCACCAGCCAGACGCCCTGGAGCAGTTCGGAGGCCTCCTTGCCCTCAAAGGTGCGGATGCTGTCATTGAACCAGCCCCGGCTCATCTTATCCAGCAGGGTGCTTTTGCCCAGGCCTTGCGGCCCGGAGAGGATGAGCATGGTGTCATATTTAGTACCGGGGACCATGGCACGGGTCACGGCGGCGGTGAAAGCCTTGCGGGTCACGGCTCTGGTGTAGGGGGTATCAGCGGCTCCCAGATAGTCAATGAAAAGGGTGTCCAGGCGGGGCATCCCGTCCCAGACAAGGCCCTTGAGATAGTCCTGTATCTCATTGAACGCATGGGCGGTGGAGTGCAGGGAAAGCGCCCCGTCAATCTTGCCGTTGCCGGTGATGTGGTGGTAGCGCTCCATGTACCAATAGAGGCCCTGGTTGTCGTTGTCATCCCAAAAGCGGCGCTCCGTGCGGCTGTCCCAGGGGAGGGCCCCCAGGACCTCACCACGGCCCGCAAATTGGTTGAGAGCAAACTTGCCTTTGAGGAGAGGGTCATGCTCCAGGATTATCCACACATTATCAATGGTCGATTTGGGGAGCCCCGTCTGGGTGTTCACGGCCAGCTTGCCCATCCAGTTGGCGGGGTCCTCATCGTTGGTGCCCTCCACGCCCTCAAAGTCCTTGACGGCCTCCTGGTAGCGCTTCTGGCTCATCAGGGCGGCCACATCGGCGTCCTGGACGGCCAGCTCACACATGGCCTTGTAGGAGGGCAGGCGGTTGGTGGGCGTGCCCGGCTGGGCCTCATCGTCCTTGTCCCCAAAGCGGTGGAGGCGGACCATATCAAAGGCATTGACCAGGCGGTTGCTGCACGGGTCCGTGGCGTGGTGGCTGTAAAGGAATTTGCCGCTGTCATAGATGACGGCGCCGCCGGTGGTAGAGCCGCCCAGGTAGGTGTAACGGCCCGGCATATTGTCCACCGGCTCATAGATGCCGGGGATGAGCTCATCCATGGCCCGGTAGATGTCATAGGTGCGGCAGAACGCCCCCACCACGCCGGTCTTGGCCTCCGGGTCACCCTGCTTGACAGCCAGCTTGGGCAGGCTCAGAGCGCCCGGCACTTGGGGCCAGGTGGTGCAGTCGGTCCAGTCATCGTATTTGGCCAGCAGGCCGTTGGCGGAGAGCAGGGGCTTGTCTTTCCACACATAGATGTATTGGCTGTCAGCGCAGCAGGATGGCCAATACATGAGCCGGGACACCTCAAAGGTGGTGGGGTCACACAGCTCCAGGCCGATGAGCTCCGCCATTTTGCGGGCGATGGGCTCATATTCATCCGCTGTCATGGTGCGGTCCGTAGGGAGCAGGACACGCAGCCGGGGAGCTGCTGGGCTGTGCTTGCGGGTGGAATAGATGCAATAGCCGCAGCCCAGGGCCTCCACACGGCGCAGGACATCCTCCGTGCCGCCGGAGGGGATGTTGTCCAGGTCCAGGGTGACCACATCACGCCCGGTCACGTTGTTGGCCTTGCGGCGGGGCCCGGACAGTGTGCCGGCCATAAAGCCGCCCACGTCCTTGAGGTCATCCTGCTGGGCCTTTTTCATATTCAGATATTCCGCCAGGGTTTCCGTGCCTCTGGCCGGGGCCTGGAGCCGGGCCCACAGCTCTGAGATGAGCATGGTCTGGGGCTGCCAGGTCATGGCCCGCCGGTTGCTCCCGGCGGAGATTGTTATTTTGCGGTCATATTGCATGGGGCGGCACCTCTTACTCTGGTTTTTCTCGTTCCGGGGTCAATCGGTCCAGCCAGCGCTGGAGCTTTTCCGCCTCCACGGCGGTGGTGTTATCTCCGCCCATGGCGACATCCAGGACCTTGAGGCACAGGCGGACATCTCCCAGCTCCTCATGTAGATGCTCCGCCGCTTGGGCGTGTGTCATCGGCGTGGGATTTTCTCCCCGGAGCTTTCTGGCCATTTTGAGCGCCGCCTGGGTCAGTTCAGCCAGCTCCTCGGCGCATTGCTCCAGCACGGCGGGCAGGCCGATGGCCTCAATGACCTGGCACAGCTCCGCATTGTCAGCCGTTTTCATCTAAAACACCTCCCGGTCTTTTTGTCCTTGATTTCGATGCGGGCCAGCAGCTCAAAGCCACTTTCCGCAATGATAAACTTGAGCACCTTGATGAGAAAATTGACCTTTCCCTCCAGGGCGGCGTCCTCCTGCATGATAGGCCGCAGGGCGTTGTATGCGGTGGGGTCAGGGTAGCCCTCACCGTTTTCCCAGGGTTTAGGGGTCATCTCGCAGCACCTCCTCTTGCCATTTTTCAATGTCAATGCCTTTTTCCTTGAGCTTGTAGCGCTCCGGGTAGAGGTCATCCATCTGGTAATACTCCCTCATCCGGCGGTGCTCCCTGGCCATTGCCAGGTAGAAGTCATGGAGCCGCTTTTCCCTCCAGCCATAGCACTGGTACAGGGTCCAGAGCACCATGGTGTCCAGGTCAAGGGAAAAGCGGGCGTCCGCCTCAAGGCATTGTTGGTTTATTTCGTGCATCATGGCGCTCTCCATGGCCGGGGTCATAATGCCCCGGCCCAGGTCGGAGAGCTTGATGTTGATGCTGGGGTCCTTGGGCACCTGGACGCCCTGCTTTTGCAGCTTGCGCCGCTCCCGCCTATTCATGGCGGGCCTCACGGCGGCACTGGAGGAAATGCTCAGTGGGTTCCCAATCCTCCATGACAAAGACAGTTTCCTCCGGCCCCAGGCCGTGGAGGTCACACACAAAGTCACCCTCTCCCAAATACATGCAATGGTCACACACGTTGGGGTCACAGGTCTTGGGCATCGGGCGGCGGCGTTTCTTGTTCTTAGACATTGCTGTCCTCCTTGGTGGCAATCTCACCGGCACAGGCCGCATAACCGGCCAGGTCCACAAAGCTGTCTGGGCTGGAGCCGGTGGCAATCCTGGCCACCTTGAGCAGCCCCATCATGGCGGCCACGTCCTTGGCGGTGATGTGGTTGACAGCCATGACCTTGGCCAGCTCCGGGTGGGCCGCTCGGAGGTAGACACCCCACAGCAGGCCGATGGTTTCAAAGTTGTTTTCCGGGGTGCCATAGTCCCGCTCACGTTCTCCGCAGACGCAGACACGGGCCGCCTCCAGTATTTCAGCTCTTTTCATGGGGCACCTCCAGGTCATCAAACACCACGGGGACAAGCTCCTGCATCCGGTGGAGCAGCGGGACGGCCAGCTCTCTCATCTGGGGATGGGCCGCCGGAGCCGTGCGGAGCTTGAAAAAATGCCGCCATTCCCGGAGGTTGGCGGTCATCACCACCTCCGTCTTGAGGCTGTTGGGCAGTACGGACCGGGCCTCCTGGGGCGTGCAGCCAAAGTTGAGCATGTTGAAATAAGCATCTTCCGCCTGGCGGCAGGCCCACACCCAATGCTGCATGGCGGTGCTCCCTTTTGACAGAAAATAGGGCCAGATGACAGTGATTTCTCCGCCAAATCCGTCTTTGGAGTAGTTGCAGTAGCGGGTGCTTTCTTGACAGTAGGAGGCCAGGCGGTGCCGGACCAGCTCATGGGACACGCCCCGGTCACAGATAAACTTGACGGTGATGTCATAGTGCTCCAGCACGGCCTCATGGCCTCGCTTGATGATGCTGGCCACAAAGGTGGCGGCGCTGGTGTCGGTGATTTTGTCCTCCGACTTGTAGCACACCCGCCCGCACAGCTCAATGTGTTTGAGGATGGCCTGGCCGTCCAGCGGGGTGAGAATTTCAAAGCTGGGAGAGATGATTTTCATGCGCTTAACTCCTCTCTGATTAAGTGGGGGCAGTTGGCCTGGACCAGCACCTTGGCCATGATGGGGACCACACTGTTGCCAATGCGGGCCACCTGTTCCTTGATGGGGTAGGGCTTGCCCTCGCAGTCATGGGTGATGATGTAATCCGCCGGAAAGCCCTGCATGAGCTTGAGCTCCGGCTCCGCTTTCAGCATCCGCAGGAAAATGTCCTTTAGGATGTATTGCTCCCCATCCAGCTCCGCCACCACGTTCACCAGGCCAAAGCGGTCCTTTGTAGTGATAGTGGCCAGGGGCTCCTCAAGGGCCTGCCCTCCGCCGGTGCCGTAGTATTTGATGAGAAAAGCGGACACCAGCCCGAAGTGGCCGGGGGAGGTGGTGATGGTGTGCAGAGGCTCCCGGCAACTCTGTCCGATGCCGGTTTTGTAAAACTTGGTGACAAAGGCGGTCACCAGGCCATAGCGGTTGCTGGTGTCAATGGTCTTGATGGGCTCGGTCAAAAGCTGGTCTCTGGCATCCCCGGCTTTGGTTTCACCGTGGTACTGGATGAGGAAAGACACGGCCTCTTTGTTGTTCACGATGTAGGGGGCCGGGTTTTCCACCACATACTTGCGGTATCCGTTGGCAATTCGGCGCAGAGTAGCGTCTGCCAGAGGTTTGGGCCGGTTGAAGATTGACCGTCCTAAATCGGACCAGTCTATAAAGTCACCGCATGGGACCCATTTCTCTGTGCCAGGGCGGTCCTCTTTGCTGTGCGTTGGGGCTGGCCAGATGATGGGCCGCTTGTCCTGCCTAAAAATGGCATACCACCGTTTTCTTGTGGTGGGGGCTCCATAGTCGGCGGCCACCAGTTCACGGCTGTCAAAGGTATATCCCAGGGCACACATGGCGGAGATGAATTTGTTGTAATCCTCTCCGGCTCTTTCTTTGATTGGCCTGCCGGTAGCATCCAGAGGACCCCATTGCTGGATTTCCTCCACATTCTCCATGATGATGACCTCCGGCAAAATGGCCTTTGCGTGCTTGTAGACGGCCCAGGGCAGGATGCGGAGCCCCTGGTGGCGGGGCTGGCCGCCCTTAGCCTTGGAGTGGCTGGTGCAGTCCGGGGAGGCCCACATCAAGTCAACCGGCCTGCCAGCCACATATTTGGGCAGGTCAACGGTGAAAATGTCCTCCGTCAGATGCAGGGTGTGGGGGTGGTTGACCTTGTGGATGCGGATGGCCTCCGGGTCATGGTTGATGGCAATATCAATGGGACGGTTGAGGGCCAGCTCAATGCCTTTGCTGGCCCCTCCGCCACCTGCAAAACAGTCAATGAGCAGTCCGTTCATGTGGGTGTTTCTCCTTTGTGTTTTTTCCGCCGGAAAAAATGGCGGTCAATCGGGCCGGAAACCATGCCGGGCAAGGTAGCGCTCCGCCTGCTGTTCCTGGGTGAAATGGCGGCTCTTGCGGCGCTCCCGGTCCCGTCCATAGACAACGGTGGAGCCAATGCCCTGCACCAGTCAGTAGTCCTTGTTGTTCTTGCGGACAAGGTTGTAATAGACGGCCTCGCCTTTATCGTTTACCATGTGCATGGTTCTGGCCTCCTTTTTAGTCTTTGGTAAAGTAGTAGCCAACCCAGCCAGCCGCCTTGAGCGGCAGGTCAGGGGCCCAGGGAACCGGCTCCCCCATGATGGAGCAGACGGTGCCCAGCATGGCGTCCTCCGTGTCCCAGGGAGCCACATCAATGACCACCTCGTCATGGACGTGGAACACCACCGGGAGCCCGGCGGCCTCCAGCCGGTCAATGGACAGGGCCAGGCAGTCACGGGCAATGGCCTGCACGCAGTTCTCCACCAGCTTGCCGCCGTAGGTTTCAATGCGTTTCCACCGTTTGGTTTTCTGGTCCATGCCCATGT